AGAGCGCGCCCGCCGTGAAGAGTGGGAGCGCCGCGCCGAGGTGGAGCGGCAAAAAGAGCAGGACGCGCGCGAGACCATCGCCGCAGCTGTCGCGGCTTATCCGCTCAAGGACGGCGCGCCCTATGTCGTCATCAGATGGAGCGAGCACCCCGGCATTGATGAGGGCTTGGTGCTCTCCGTCGCCGCCGCTGATCTGGTGCTGTCCCATCTTGACAAGGCGCAACACGCGCGCCGCGTGAATGATGGGGTACGCGGGTATGATAAGACGGCGTTTGTCGTCCACTACACCAAGGGCGGCGAGCCGCTGACCTTTGCCGACCGCTACGACATCGGCGACGGTATCGGCGGACTGATCGAGGCTATCCGGCACTATGATAGCAATCTAGCCGAGATGCTGGAGGCATACGGCCCCGCCTTCACCGCGCCCGCCGAGCAAGCGAGCACGGAAGCCGCCGGGCGTGTCCTGTCCTTTGCCGTCTGCAAGACCGCCCGCGAGTATAAGCAGGTGGACGCCGCCGCCGACAGTATAGCCGGGCTGTTGCTGGACATCCTCGGCGCTTCCGCGCCCCATCTGCCCACGCGACAGGCTACCCCGCAGCCATCCGGGCGCGTGCTCACCTTCCACCGCTGACCCTTGCGCCTGCCTGTTTGCGGTGTTTCCCCTTGTCCGGGTTCCCTTCATTGACATACCCGGCGGGGGTATTCATTCCGTGGCGGTCTGCCAGAGGGCTACTTCCGCCATATTACACGAACATTTCACGTGTAATATGGCAAGTTGGCGGGGCGATTCTACAAAATCCCGTTCAAAAGCACCCCTGTACCTTTTTTGAACGCGAAAAATTTGCTTCCAAATTTTTTCTGAAAATTTTAGTTTCGCAAAATTGGCTAGGGAATTTGAAAAAAGTTTTTCGTACGCGTATAAAATCAAGTATTGATGATATAATGTGTAAAAGGAGGAATGTTAGCATGAAGTTGAAAAAAGGTTATTCGCTCGTTTGGGGCGAACCTGAAGGCCACGGATTTTGTGGCGACGGCACGACTGTGCCGGTTTCCCTTGTCCGTGATGGGCAGATTGTGGCAAAGTTTGTCACCTGCCCTTGCGGCCGCGGCTGCGGCAACAAAGACGTCGTGTTGTGCGACGCTTTGGGCAGCCATGACCTTGAGGAGACGATCGAGGAGGTGCGGGCGGATGCGCTGGGCGTTTCGACTGACTATCTGTGGGGCGACGCGTAACGGCTGACCGTCTATGACTGGACGACCAGATACACAGAAACGCCTCCCGGTGTCCTGTCTAAGCTCTTTTTCCTGCCTTCCTCATTTCTGTTCAAATCTGCGTACTTGTTACAATAAGTTGTCAATCGATATCAAAAATCACGCCTTTATACCTTCTTCACCCCTCTATATTGACACAGATTTATCATAGCTACAGATATGAACCGATTCCGACACTTTTCGCCTTGAAAGTGTGCAAGCCCCACGGGGAAAGTGTACAACTTTTTCCTTATTTCAAGCATAACATGGGGGTATTTTATGATACAAAATTCATCCGAAATCCTGCTTCCGCTGTTCGTCTATCAAAACTGTGGGAGATTTGAACAATCAGATTTGAGCGCCCACGCCATGTACTACATCGTTTCAGCCTATCATGAGGGCACAGGCGACCGCTTCCGCCTGTCCTATCTGGTTTCCCCTCTTTATGACGAGCTGGAGGAAGCCGTTAAAGCCGGGGAGATCACAGACCGAGAAGCGCGTGCTCGTGTGATAGGCTCTATCCGCTGGGATATGCCGTCCAGCGTAGAGACAGACTAACGGCCTTTCCAGCCTGCCTTTTTCCCGCCCTTCAAACCATACCGTCCAGCAGGCAGAAGCGCCCACAGACGGCACAGAACCGCCGTAGAACGATTCCGGTTTCTGCGAGTTACCGCTTGTTTTCTCAAAAATATCAAGAAAAAATCGACCTCAACTTTTTCGGAGGCCGATTTTTTGATTCCTAAAATTTTTCTGAAAATTCTGATTTTGAAAAATGGCTGGATAAGTTTGAAAACTTATCATTCAACATGCACGTCGTCATCGTCTCCGCCAACGCCGAGCTGCTTTATAATCTCCTCGCGGCTCATTGCCGGGTGATCGCTTTCGGTGTTCGTGCCGATGTCAACAGTCTGCTTATTGACCAAGCCATAGTAATTACATCCACGAAAGATATACGGAATGGCCGGAATCTTGCCAGTTGTGACCAAAGTCGCGTCCAAAGTTGCAAGAATCTCTCTAGCCTTTTGGGCGATGTCCTGTGTAGTGAAACCTGATTCCGTGTCCTGGAATCCCTTCACCGCCCCCGTAGACCACTGGTGCAGCGTTTTCCGCGAATATCCGCAGTATAGTCCAAGTCCTTCCCACGTCGGCGGGACTTCTTCGTCAATACAGTACCGAAAATAGTCGTCAATTCTTTCCATCAGTTCTTTATTGGAGTTCACTTTTTTCATTCTCATGAACCCTGAAACCCTTTGAAGCACACCTGCCATGTAATGTCTATTCTCATCACTGCTCATGATGATTTTTTCTGCTTGACATTGAGGCGGAACATTTTTCATGCTTGTGAAAGGTTTTGTTTCTTTGTTTGGTTCCTTGAACCAAACCTCTCTTTCTGCATCCTTCTTTGTTCTTGCCATTATTGCTCTCCTTTGCGTCTATTTTCCCTTCTGACGGGTCTTGTTCCAGCGGATGATATTTTTACCGCGTTTTATGTTTATTCGCATCCTACGGCCATTTACGCGCTAGTTCTCTCACTTCTTCCATGGCGTTCCGCTTCTTTCTTCCTCTGTCGGCTTATACTTCCAGCAGCGCCAGTCCGTTCCGTATGTTTGCTCTGGTAGACTGCGATCTCCTTCTTCCCCCGGAGCATAAAACTGAATGTATGAATAGTTGATTCCTTCATGTGTCTTCGGCTCGTACCACCCGTCATACATATCATTTTCAATATATACGATTTCGTCACAGCTTTTTCCAAGCTCTTTCACTTCATCCAACGCCAGAACCCGATTCACGCATTTTTCACGATGTAGTGCCCTATCGAGCAAATCCGCCAGTTCAATCATTTCAGCCCTTCGTGCTTTTCCTTTCTTTTCGATTTCGGCCTTGAACCAATCTGGCATTTCCGTCATGCCATAATTGCAAATATCGTCTTTCATAATCTTTCTCCTCCTTCTTTCATCATGTCTTCAATTCTGCATCCCAGCCGTTCACAGATTCTCACCCACATCTGCACCTTTCCCGTTGAACCTTTCCCATTTTCCAGCTTCCACAGCGTATTTTTATGTACGCCGCATACAATCGCCATCTGTTCCAGCGAATACCCGCTTTCTTTACGCAATCGGTGGAGGTTTTTTCCCATGATCTCCGCAATGTCACTCATAGGCATTCTCCTTCTGGCAATTCTGGTGCGGGAAACCAGAACGGATAATCTTTGGCGGCTTTATGTGAATAGGATTCATAGGCTCTCAGGATTCTCCCCGAAGATTTTAAAATCGTTCCATCTCGATACCTTACAAGAATCTTCCCTTCATCCTCCGACGGCATCTGTTCGCTTGTTTTTCTCCATTTCCTATGTTTTTTTTCCAAAAGTGAAACCATCATATCAGTCATAAAAGCACATGTTGTAAGTAACTCTTCAAGGTTGCATATTACTTTTGCGGCATCTTCTTTGATAGTCTCACATTCCCCATGCCACGGACACCTCTCGTTGCATAGCTCTTTATTTTTACCGCACGCTTTGAGGTATTTTTCTATGATTTTCGGTGCTCTAGGACGTGCCTTTTCTTCATAGTCCTTGCACATGTCTTGGCACAAATCAAATGGGCATTCCATCTGACCATATGCCGCAAGCATATTATCGCACACATGTCCGACGCGGTGTTTGCACTTCATGATTTTCATCTCCTTAAAAGAATGTTTCCTGACTTATATTCACAGTTTCTTGCGTAAAAATGCTTATCTGTGCTCTTTCACGTTCCAGCCTTTCAGACGCTTGTCTATAATAATCCGCATCAAGCTCAAACCCAACATATCGGAATCCCATTCTGTGACATGCAATAAGGCTTGATGCACTGCCGACGTGCGTATCAAGAATTCTGTCCCCTCGATTTGCATAATTTTGCAAAATCCATGTATATAGGGCTATTGGTTTTTGTGTAGGGTGAATCCTGCTTTTATCCAAAGGCGAACACTTAAATATTCTTGTCGTTGCGTTCAGGTTTGTCCATGCCATTTCACATTCCGAAAAGCTCCTGCCATACATACTTTCCGCTTTGTCCCACACAATGAAACACTTGCAAGGCGGAAGATTAAAGTAATTACCCCCCCCAGATGATCTGATGCTTTGAGACTCTGAATAGCTCTTGAAAATAAGCATCATCTGGCATTCCGATATCCCAGTCCTTGTTTGTCCAACCCCTATATGCAATGTTAGAGCATCGTTTTCCTTTCCCTGCTCCCATATTCATGTTAGCAACATTGATTCCATATGGAGGGTCTACAATAGCAAGCTCAAAATACTTATCCGGAAAGTGCTTCATCCCGTCCATGCAGTCCATCTTATAAAAACCAAAATCAAGAATATAATCACCTCCTCGCCTTTTTCTGAAACTTTTCCCAGCGCTCATGACTGCGCTTTCTGCCCGTGCCTTCTATACAAGCTGTGTAGCGGTTTTCCAGCGCTTGCTTCCGTCCGTCGGCATACGTCTTGTATCTCTCGCATCCCGCGTGA